TTTGTCTTAGATACCTTTGGTGGCGATATTGTTTCATTTCGTAATATAAAGAGAAAATAATGAGATTGAATGAGTTTAATAATCAAGTTATAGCACGGGAAATGACGGGTGAACAATTAAGAGAGGTTCTAATGTCGGATAAATCTCTAGAAAAAGAAATTAAATATCTTCCCATTTCTCAGTTAAAAAATGAAACTCATTTGACATTATGGAAAAATAATAAATTAATTGCTGATTTAGAATTGCAACAAAATCCATATGAAGAAAATCAATTATGGTTGATGCATGTAGCTGTTAGAAAAGGATATGAAGGTAATGGATATGGAAAACGATTAATAATTTCAGCTATTAATAAAGCAATGAATCTTAATAAGGAACTTAAATTATCCTCATATAGTGATGAGGGAAAAATTAAATTAAAATCATTAATTGATAACCTTTCCAAAAATAATGCAACAATTGTTGCAGCAAGTTAAAAAGAGGAGATAATTGTCTAATTTAGATGGTGTTTTTATAATACCCACTGGTTTAGGATGTAGTTTAGGTGGGGATGCAGCATTCAATCCCGGAGTAAAACTTATTTCATCGTGTGTAAACAACCTTATAGTTAATCCAAATTCAATAAATGCCTCGGATATTAACGAACTTCCTGAAAATGCATGGTACACGGAAGGGTCATTAATAGATAGATTTTTAGAAGGTAAATTTAATTTAAGAAAACCGAAAACATATAATAAAATTTTAATGGTTGTTAATTCACCAATTAAACCGTCTAGTATTAATTCAATGAATGCAGGTATTTGGGGTTTGGGAGCCGACATTAATATTTTGGAATTGAATACTCCATTAATAATGAATGCAACTATAAATTCAGATGGGACTGCCGGTGGAACATTTTCCGGAGTCGATGAATTAGTAGAACAAATTTCTGGTTTTGATTATGATGCACTTGCAATTCAAACACCTATTGGATGTGATGAAAAAGTATCTGATAATTATTGGATAAATGGTGGGGTTAACCCCTGGGGAGGGATTGAAGCTCTAGTAAGTAAAGCAATTGCAAATAAACTTAATAAACCATTGGCTCACGCGCCGATCGACACATGCTGGGATAATTATTTTTCACGCTCGGTAGTTAAAAGAGATATGGCTCCTGAAATTATTTCTAATACTTATTCTTTTTGCATTTTCAAGGGACTTCATCGAGCGCCCAGCGTAGTTGATAAAAATAATTCCAATGGGCAAACACTATCAAATACCGATATAGATTTTATGGTATCACCATATGGCTGCTATGGAAGACCGCACGAAGCTTGTTATAATTCAAATATACCTGTTATTGTAGTTAGAGAAAATGAAACTTGTTTTGCCAGAAATTTCATTTATCCTAGAACTGCAGGGTTAATTTTTGTAAATAATTATCTTGAAGCGGCTGGAGTAATAATGGCAATGAATGCGGGAGTCGATTATAAATTAATTCGGGTTGATACAAAATGATAATATATTTGTTAGAAAAATTTAAAAATATTTTTAAATTCGGGAGAATTAAAATGTTATATCGTTTAGGACGTAAGGCATTAAAAACCGATAGCAGAACTTTGAAGTTGGAGAATTATTTAACCACATCATTACCAGCGCCGCCAATTTCGGTTGATTGGACCAAAGGTATAACCGAGTGGGGAGTTATGAAGAACGACTCATTAGGTGATTGTACAATTGCGGGCTGCGGACATGCAGTTCAAACATGGTCAGTAAATTCTGATAAAGAAATAACTATTGATGATAATGATATTGTTTCAATTTATTCGGCATGGGATGGATATGTTCCGGGAGATTCATCAACCGATAACGGTGGAATTGAATTAGATGTTTTGACTAATTGGAAAAGTAAAGGGTTTGTAAACCATAAATTGATTGGGTTTACGTCTGTTAATCATCTAAATAAAAATGAAATAAAGACTGCTATTAATTTGTTTGGTGGAATTTATATTGGGGTATCTTTACCAATTTCTGCGCAGACACAAGGAATATGGGATGTTACCACCGGTGATGATGCAATTACTGGTTCTTGGGGCGGTCATGCAATTTGGATTGTTGGATATGATTCTACTGGTTTAACATGTATTACCTGGGGAGTTTTGAAAAAAATGACCTGGGCTTTTTTCAATAAATATTGCGATGAATCATATTCTTTACTTGGGCAAGATTGGATTAATGCCAATGGAAAATCACCATTGGGGTTTGATTTAAATCAATTAATGTCAGATCTTTCTGCAATTAGATAAATAATGTTGTTCATTAAATTAATGAATTTATGAGTTATGTAATACTCGTATGTGAGTAGAACTCACCAGAGGTAAAATAAAATGGGTCGTCCTCTTAATCGTCAGCAATTTTTTGGAATATACCAAGGTTCCAATATTAGTCATCAAATTATATCAACAACCTGGGGGACGGCAGATTCATCCGCAGTTCCTGGTGTATTAACTAAACAAAATAGTACAAATCGTTTTCGAGCCAAAACGATAAATGGCAGCAGCCTCACAACACTCTCGAATGGGACGCCAACAAAAGCAGGATATTCATCGGTTAAACTTTTTCCAGATGGCACGGATCCAATTGTGTACGCCACCGCTACTGCTAATTTAAAAGCAGTTAGCGCGGCTGTAGTTAATGGTGGTACTCAATATCATGCTGCCGACGTCTTGAATTTGGTTGATGGGACATACGGAAATGCCGCAACTATTACAGTTAATACAGTATTTGCAAATAATGCTGTTGCTACGTTCACACTAAATGCTGTTGCTAATCAAAAATATACAGCATTGCCTGCAAATTTAGCTGCCGTATCTACAGTAGATACAAGTAATGCCAATGGAACTGGAGCAATTTTTTCAGTTAATTTTGGGTTAGAAAAAATTAACGTTATTAACGGTGGATCTAATTATACATCGGCTAATATTATTTTAACTCAGGCAACTGTTGCACCTGTTATTACGTCAACTGTTACTGGGGGAGTATTACAAAATAATGTGGTTGTAAGTAGCCCAGGTGTAATTAATGTTGGCAATCCAACAGTTACCGTAGAAGGAACTAGTGGAACGACAGAATATGTTAAGAATATTCAATCAGCTTCACAAGTATTGACATTTAGCGGAAATGTGTATAATTGGCTGTATAAAGGTCAACCTGTTCCTGCTGATTATGCAAATCTTAATATTAAGATTGGATATTTGGATACTTTGTAGAATTACATAATTATTATTTTAAAAGGTGAGATTATTTTCTCACCTTTTTCTTGTTTTTGTATAAATATTATGTGGAGAAAAATTATGAGTTTACCGGACCAAATATCTACTTCAATATCGACAACAAATACACAAACGTCTAATAATGTCCAGACGGTTCAATCAGTCCAGTCTTTAGAAGTGGCAGAAACCGATTCCAATGGGGTAGAAATGTATAATCCTAATATTAATAATTGGGATAAACCTTGGTTAAGAACGGTTATTTCATCTGAAAATGGTAGTGGGTCTACGTATCGTTTGGGAACGCTATCAATTATATGGTCGTCTTTAATAATAGTTGGATATTTAATTTATGTTACAAAAACAATTCCTTCTAATATAATGTCCTTGGGTTATTTTTCGGCCTTACTTATAGCCGTAACATACTCTCCAGCAAAATTAGTGGAAATATTAAAATCATATTTTTCCAAAAAGAGTTAATTTGAATTTTCTATTAATTTAATTTTTTCCCGAATCACTTTAATTGAAATTGTCTGAAACAAGCCAGGGTGTAGGGGTCGAGGAAATCTATTTAAATCGGCCCATGCATACCCACCATGTTCTTTATTTAATGTAGGTAAAAATTCACTTTCAATTATAAAAATAAAGCTATGATATCTAAATTCTGAATCAAAAGAAGTAAATGTTTCCAATGGAATATATTTTTGAATTGTTGGTATATTTCCTAATTCCTCTAATAATTCTCGATTAAGTCCAGTCATTACATTTTCATCTTCATGAATTTTTCCGCCAGGTAATCCCCATGTACTTCTGGTTCGAGTATTATTTCGTAACAAAAAAAGGAAACGATGAGTATTACTTGCATAAATTAATGCTCCGGCGGCTATCATTGATTTAAAATTTCCTTACGGCAAAAATTTGTATCTAATTTAATTAGATATGCTTTTCCATCCGTCCATATTTCTCTATTTAGAGGTATTTCTATGTTCCCAATTTTGCCTTTTGTAAATCCATTTTTAATAGGATCGAATATTTTATTGAACGCATTTTCTATGTCTTTTGGAGAATTGGCATTTTTAAAAAGTGATATTAATTGCGACATTAATTCATGTTTTGCTTGGTCTTTAAAATCTCTTATTAAATAATTTTTCATTGTGAAACATAATCCAATAAAGTCGATATAATTTTTATCAGGTATTACATGGTTATTAAACATTGCATTAAAATAGCCCAAAGAAGAGATTAATAGTGGAAAGCTATTCCATATATCATTATAAGGACATATTGCAATTTGTGAATTATTGAATGGTAAAACTATATAAACTTCTCCATATCGTGTCGCTTTACTATAAGAGCTTGTACATATTAAACTTTGACTTCTCTTTGGATAACCTTCCCATGACGGCAAATTATCTAATAGTAATGTATAATAATTTTGGGTATTTCTACTTTTTCTTATTTTTTTACTTGGATCTGTAAGATAAAAATTCGAATTTTTAGAGTTAAAAGATTTTTGAATACCTTTATATATGGCTCTTCCTTGCTTAATTTCGGATAGGGCGGCAGAGCAATCCTGGGTGATATGTTCCATTAATTTATTAGGTGATTTATTTAATTTTTTGGAACGTATATCTTCAGATAAAAATTCGTAAGATTTCATTAGTTATTTCCACCTTTATCTGGTCGTAATAAATTAGATAAATTTTGTAAAATGGGAACCGATACATTTGATTGATTGATAAATGTATTTGAATTATTTATAAATTTATCTCGTTGAGTTTTCCCTTTTCCTGGAGTTAATGAGGTACGTACATCCGAATTTACATATTGCCATTTTGCATTATTCCAACGATATAATCTTGCGGGAAAATAATCTTGCCGTAAAATATATTGACCATTTGTTGGATTAGATGGAAATTCCGTTGCCGGCGTTACTGGATAACCATTTATTGCTTCTCCGTTACCGGTTAAATAACCATTTATTTTTTGGTCTGGGCTTGAACCAGGAGGTAATGGGCCTTGCTTTGGATCACCATTAACAAATAAGGGCGCCCATAATGGATCAGTATTATATCCTGATTCAGGAACTTCGTATTCCGCCTGAGCAACAATTGCATTGGACATATTTTGATATGTATTAATAGAACTTGTAATATTTCCATATGTTGTGGTGTTGCCGTTAATTAAGACTGGCTGGCCATTAAGGCCGATTACAATATCATTCATAATATCCGCATATTCTTGACTGTCTGTCATTGGAGAAGTTTTAAGACGCCACAGATGATTCCACCAAGAAGGCGAAAAGCCGTTTGCTGGTCTAGTTCCATCTTGTATTACATAATATCTTTTTAAAGCTATTGGTAATGTATCATCTAAACTATAAAACTCCTTAAGGTTTGGAAGCTCTAATACATCACCAGACATTAGTTTTCTGCCGATTGTATCAACCATTGTTTTGAGATGAACGGTTATATATAATGTCCCACTTGCGATCATTAATCCCCATTGGGATAGATCAAGATCTAAATCGGCGGGTGAATAATGCGCACGCAATCGATATATATCTTTTGCATATTTTCTGTCTCTATTTTCGAGTAATAGAATGTCTTGTATGTTTTGCGCTGCTAAATTTGGATAATTTGGTTGGGTGGCATCATTGGTAACATTGGGATTTTCCGAACCTAAATATTTGTGGATGTAAATGTCCACTCCACCCATTGTAAATTGCTCATTTATTTGTCGGTCGAACCACTGCGCATCTGTTCCAAATTTTTCGTTAGACCACATGGAAATTCGGGGCATATTAGAAATCCTCTATTTGTATTTATTTAAATAAATAACTATATGCGTATTAATGAAATTATTGATTTTAAATCGATATCTCCCGGAAAAATATCTAATATTCCTCCGAGGAAAAAATTTGTTGCGTTAACAAAATTTATTCAGAATAATTGCTCGGAAATTTTAAATATTTATAAAAGTACCAGAAAGATTGTATCGTGGTATTAGGAATCCGCAGAGTAATATTTTACTGGGAAAGTCATGGGATAAACGAAAACCGATGGATACTCCTATTGTTAATCAGAATATGCTCGATAAAAAATTAAAAGATGCCGGATTTTCCGCATTACGATCTAATAGTATTTTTTGCACATCGGATATTTCTTTTGCAGGTAATTATAGTTATGGATATATTTATGTGATATTTCAGGTTGATGGATTTTCATATATGTGGAGCAGTTATATTCATGATTTTTACTATCAATTTGTATTTTGGAAAAATGTTGGAAAATTATCAGAAATTGAAAATATGCCCGCTGATAAATTTGTTGCAGAATTTGGATTTGAAAATAATAGGGGAATGGTTGATGCTCTTAAATCAAAAAATGAAATTTGCATTTCGGGGGCATATGTGGCAATTGAAGTAAGTTCTACGAGCTGGGATAATATACAGGAATTAATTGGAGTATCAAATGACAGATGAAAAAGATAAAGAAGAAGTAATGACGTTGCAGAAACTTCGTACTAAAGTTTTTGAATATGTCGAATTGCGTATGGGTTCGGGGATGATTGACGTTGAATTAGATCCTGAACACCTTCAAAATGCATTGACTCGAGCAATAGAATTATTTCGTACTCGTAGTTCTGCTGCGGTTGAAGAGTCATTTGCTTTTTTAACAACTCAAAAAGATGTACAGATTTATACTTTGCCATCTGAAATTGAAACGGTCATGAAAATTTGGAGACGGTCAATTGGTGATTTGGGCAATGCCGGAAGTGAATTTGATCCTTTTTATGGTGGGTGGCTTAATACATATTTGTTAAATACTCTGGGAAATTCTGGTGGATTATTGTCTTATGAATTATTTTCCAATTATAATTGGCAAGTAAGTAAAATGTTTGGTGGAGAAATAGATTTTAGTTTTAACTCGGTAACAAAAAAACTGACTCTTGTTAGACAACCACGGGGAAATGGTGAACATTTACTTTTGCAAACATATAATTTGAAGCCAGAAGTACAATTATTAAGCAATCACCAATCATTGACATTTTTAAAAGAATGTACTCTTGCAATTGCAAAATTAACATTGGGTGAAGCTCGTGCAAAATTTGGCAGTATTGTTGGTCCGTCGGGTGGAACTTCATTAAATGGTGCGGAAATTAAAAATGAAGGGCAAGCAATGCTCGATAAATTGATGGAAGGAATTGAAAAATATCAATTTGGTGAAACTCCACTTAATATTTTCATTGGGTAACATAGTTGATGAAATTGAAATAATCTGCTATAATTAAGTATGAAAATTAAAGAAATAATGAATGCACTTTTTACGGATCCTGGAAATCGAAGAACTGATCGTACTCGATTTAATGAATCATTTTTGGGAGAATCTCCGCAACGGCATCCGCCGGCAAATTATATCGATAATTTAGCCGACGAAATTAATGATTATATTAATAATGGTGAAGTAAAAGTTTTTGATTTAGGTAATATTGCAGGATATGAATTTAAAAAATTTGATTTAAATACCGTTGCATATTATTGGTTTGAAAAGAATAAAGAAATTTTACTGGCCGTGCAGTTAAGAAAATTTACTGATAGTCGGCAGGTTCAATTATTAGGTAAACGAGGTAGTGGTAAACCGTATGCTGTAGATTTATATTTGGGAATTTTGAATGATGTTGGAAAAAATGTAACTATAATGAGTGACAATCAATTAACAGAAAAAGGATTATCGTTGTGGAAACGATTATTTGATCAAGGCCATAAAATTGTGGTTTATGATGTAACGTCTCCTGGTAAAATATGGAAAACTTTATATTCAATCAACGAATTAGAAAAATATTTTGGTGATGAGGAATCATATAAAAATTATCGATATGTTTTAGTTGAATCGTCGTTTTTAAATGATACTCGGTCTTTTTTTAGATTGAGAACAACTCGGGAAAATTCTGGATCTGCACTAACGGATTAATTAATGAAAATTAAAGAATTATTGGAAAAAATGAAAACCGAAGATTATTCAAAAACAGATAGAACGTGGTTCAATGAATCATTTCTATCTGAATCTCCGCAACGACATTCTCCTGCTGAATATTTTGAGAATATTCTTTTTTCAATTAATGATTATATTGAATATGGAATTATTCCGATTAATTTAGGTAAAATCAATGACTTTGATTTTTGTAAAATAGATTTGAATGATAGTGTATACTATTGGTTTGAAAAAAATAAAGAAATTTTATTAGGGGTTGAACTTTCAAAGAAAAAATATACATGGCAGATTCATTTATTGGGTAAAAAAATATCCGGTCCACCGTATGCGGTTGATATGTATTGCGCTATATTAAATGATTCTGGAAAAAATATAACCATAATGAGTGATGATCAATTAACAGATAAAGGATTTAAAATTTGGAATCGATTATTTAATATGGGTCATAAAATTTTAGTTTACGATAAAAATAAACCCGGAATTTCTATGAAAGCAATTAATTCAGCAAGTGATCTCGAATTATATTTTGGTGATGATATTGAAAATAAAAATTATCGATATGTTTTGGTTGAACAACATTATATAGGTGAAACACGCGGATTTTTCAATGTTCGTCGCTCTCGCGAAAAATTAAAATTATTTTTGGAAGATTAGATATGAAAATTAAAGAATTATTTGAGACAAAAAATACAAATATCATGATAGTTGATTGCCAGCCGGGTTATCAGCATTATTGTGATAATATAATGTATTCGTTGTGTGATTTTTTAAATAATCAACAAGGAAAAATTATTGCATTATTTAATGGTTATGGTCTAACCGATGATTCAAAATCAGATGTTGTTGAATATTATATGAATTTTGGATTAGAACCAGATAAAATTGAAGAAATAAATTTTATCGAAAAGGAATACGGTTTCTTAAGATCATGGATGGATCAGGGTGTTGATGACCATACGATTTTGAAAGTAATTCGATCATTAAAACAGCACAATGTCAATGATAGTCGTCAATTAGATCTTAATTCTATTTTAGATGAAAATGAAATTGATGCAATGAATCATTTATGGAAATATAGTTCGTGGGATCAAGATCCAATTTTCTTACCTGATTTTATGACTATAAATCAATTACGAAATATATCTCCTTTTTATATGGCGGGTGGGGGACGAAATGAATGTTTACGTGAAATCGAACTTATATGTAATACATTTAATATAAGATTCAAAAGAATTGAAAAGTTTATATATGGATGAGATACGAGATCGATATGGTAATGAATTAAAAGTCAATGATTATATCAAATATTATATTAATAAAACTATTCTATATGAAAAAATTATCGAATTAATAGATAATAGTAATTTTTGTGGGATTTCAACAACATGTTGGACGTATTCGGCAAAAATATGTGGGCAGTTGGTAGAAAAGGCTAGTGAAGAAGACGTGATAATTTATAATTTAAGTAAATAAGGAATTTTAATGTCAAAAATTTTTGGTGTATTAGGACTTGCCAATAGTGGAAAAAGTACGGTTAGTGAAATGTTAGTTAACGAATATGGATTTGAACATATGTCATTTGCCGATTCTTTAAAAGAAGCAATATCAAGTATTTTTGGGTGGCCGATGGAAATGTTACGTGGAAAAACATCGGAGAGTAGAATTTGGCGTGAACAAATTGATGAATGGTGGGCAAAACGATTGGGTATGCCTGAATTAACTCCTCGATGGGTACTTCAACAATGGGGTACAGAAATTTGTCGAAATAGATTCCATCAAGATATTTGGGTCGCATCTTTAGAGAAAAAATTAAATAAAACGGATAAAAATATTGTTATTGATGATTGCCGATTTGTTAATGAAATAACTGCAATTAAAAATTCTGGTGGTTTATTATTAAAAGTTATGCGTGGCCCACTTCCACCGTGGCATTCGGCTGCACTTACTACATTAGATTATGGAGATAATTTAATGGCAAAATATTATCCAACAGTTCATATAAGTGAATGGGGTTGGGCCGATCAAAAAGTAGATTTTATCCTAGATAATAATAATGATTTAAATAATCTTCGATTACAAATTAAAAAAATTATGAGTTAATTAATGGTTTCATATGAAGCCATTTTCTTTCCCTGAAAACGTCATTTTATTACTCTACTCGATAAATACAACTGTGAATTATGTATTTAAAGCGAGGAAAAATAAATGAGTTCAACTTTAAAGAGCCCAGGCGTATCAATTTCTATAATAGATGAGAGTCAATATGTAAGTTCTACTACTGGAACAATTCCTCTTATTTTGGTTGCCTCCGCAGAAAATAAAACAAATCCAAGTGGAACTATTGCCCAGTATACAACATCAAATACTGCCGGGCAATTATATCTTGAAACATCCCAACGTGGGCTAGTTAATGATTTCGGTCAGCCAATTTTCCAGAATATTTCCGGCACAGGTGTTAATGGTGATGAACGAAATGAATATGGTTTGATGACTGCCTATTCAACACTGGGAAGTTCTGATGCGGCATATATTATGCGCGCCCCAATCGATCTTAACGCATTAAAAGGAAATTTGATCCCTCCTACTTCCGCTCCGGCAAACGGAACAGTATGGCTTGATTCATCTTCGTCAGTTTGGGGAATTCTTCAATATAATGCAGCATCTCAAACATTTACATCCATTTTGCCGACAAATGCATCTGGTTCTGGTAAATTGTGGGTTATAACAGAAACTAGTCAAACATCAGATGGAGCATTTAGTGTTCCCTTATCTTCTATTGGTAAACCAGGAGATTATGCCATAGTTTTAACCAATGTCAATAATCCAGTATGGTATCAGAATGCAATTGGTGCCTGGGTAGAAGTTGATACGGTTTTATGGCAGGCCAGTGTCCCAACCGCAATTGGAACAGTAACTAATCCAACTGCAACCGGCAATTTGGTATTGAATGGAAGTAATGTTGTATTATCCGGCGCCAATTTATCAACTATTGTAACTAATATTAACGGTGCTGCAATTTCTGGTGTAACAGCTTCGGCAATAAGTAATCGAGTTGCATTATATGCAACAAGTGCCGCAGTTAATAATTTAGTTAATGTGTCAGGTGCGGTAGCCACTCAAATTGGATTATCCGCTGGTTCATATTATGCCCCTGCATTCCAGGCAAGTCCTTATACTAATGTTCCTGCGTGGAATAGTACGTCTGCAACACCCGAACCAACTGGAAGTATCTGGTTTAATACGAGTACCCAAGAGAGTGGAGCAAATATCGTAGTTAATGTATATAATAGTACAAAAAATTCTTGGGTATCTAATCCTGTTACTGTTGGAACAAATGACGCCGAGCTGAATTATACATTAGATCCAATAGGCGGGGGTATTAATATTTCTGCTGGAACTTATGTATTAGAATTAGGTGCTGGATCATTTACTTCACAACTATTAACTCGTCAGTCAGGAACTACCTCTGCTGTAGGTACTATTGCAAATCCAACATTAACTGGATCAGGTCCGTTCACATTTGAGATTAATACATCTGTTGCGGGCAGTAACGTTTTTGCCGGTAATGTAACAGTATCTTTTACAGGAACAACCTCTTCAGCCATAGTTTCGGCGATAAATTCTGCCGCGATAGTAGGAATTTCTGCAGGTTTAACGAGTTCTAATCATATTCAAATACAAAATACATTTGGCGGAACATTTTATCTGTATGATGGTGCTAATACACCATTGGAACAAAGTGGTATTTTACCAACAGGAACAACATTTGCCAAAATTAGTAATTGGATTGCACCTAGTTATGTAGTTTCAACAACAGCACCGACTGCGGATCCTACTGATGGAACTCTTTGGTATTATGATGATCCGACGGTTGCTGATATTATGATTAATACGGGTACTCAATGGGCAGGATATCGAACGGTAACTGCTAATGTTGAACCACGTGGATATAATTTAACTTTAACTGATCCTGCTGGACCTATTGTTAGTGCAAGTTCGCCATTATATCAATCAACAGGCAATGTTGTTGTAAATGGAGATATTTGGATTAATACGTCTGATTTAGAAAATTTACCAAATATTAATCGATATCAAAGTGGCAGTTGGGTTCAAATTATAAATACTGATCATACTAGCAGCAACGGTATTGTGTTTGCCGATGCCAGATGGGCTACTTCAGGAAATGTTGATCCTGCAATTAATTCTTTGCCATCAATAAGTAATTTGGTTTTGAGTAATTATTTGGACTCAGATGCGCCGAGTTATGCATTCTATCCTCGTGGAACATTACTTTTTAATACCAGACGAAGTGGTATGAATGTTAAAGAGTTCGCTACCGATTATTTAACCGGATCTAGTGAAACATCGGCATGGGTAACAACAAGTGGAAATAATGAAAGTGGGGTTGCCTATCAAGGTAGTTCTGCTCAACGAAATATCGTTGTTAAATCATTAATTTCTGCTATAGATTCAAGTGATCAAATATTAGAATCAGTGTATGATTTTAATTTAATTTCATGTCCTGGATATCCTGAACTTATCCCTACATTGGTAAGTTTAAATGCTACTCGAGGAAATACTGCCTTTGTTGTTGGAGATTCCCCTATGACGCTTGCAGCAACATCTAATACTTTAAATAATTGGTCAAATAATTTAAATAGTGCAACAACAGATGGCGTTGATGGTTTGGTTACGTATTCAGATTATTTGGGCGTATATTATCCGGCTGGACTTACAACCGATTTATCAGGTAATTCAATTGTTGTTCCTCCTAGTTATATGGCATTACCTACAATTATTAATAGTGATGCCAAATCATTTCCATGGTTCGCACCAGCGGGACCGCGTAGAGGATTAGTAACTAATGCAACATCTTTGGGATATATTGATAAATCTGGAGATTTTGTACCTAACTCAGTTTCTCAATCGTTGAGAGATATATTATACCCAGCAGGAGTAAATCCGATTAGCAATATTTCTGGTACTGGGCTAGAAATTTATGGGCAAAAAACCCGTGCATCACTAATTGGTGGATTAACATCTGAATTAAGTCGTATTAATATTGCACGGTTGGTTATTTATACTCAAGGTAAATTAGCTTCAATTGCAAGTTCATTTTTGTTTGAGCAAAATGATTCTTATACAAGATCTAGCCTAGCTTCTGCTATAGGAACATTAATGACTGATTTGCAGGCAAATAGAGCCATTAGTGATTGGGCTGTTGATGTTTCGACAGATATTAATACACAGGCAATTATTGATGCAAATCAATTATGGGCAAGTGTTGCAATATTACCAATAACTGCCGTTGAATTCATTTATATTCCTTTGACAATTACTGGATCAGCACTTACTTCTTCCGGTATTACAACCTCATAATTTTTGTATTATTTTAAAAGGACCATTTAAATATGGTCCTTTTTTTGCCTTTCGATAAATATAATTATGAAATTAGATGAAATTTTTTATGAAAGAAAACCCGCTCCGCGAGCCAATAAATTATTATCTTTTATCGAAAAAAATTGTTCGGAATATTTAAAAGAAAAACAAACCGCAGAACAATTATATAGACGTATGGATTATGGTGCTGAAATTGGATTTATAGGTATGCCCCCTAGAGGAAGAAGTCCTGTTGATACTGATTCACATTTTCAAAAATTAATTGACGCCAAATTAAAAAAAACTGGATTTACAGCATTACGGTCAAATAGTATATTTTGCACGGGTAGAATAAGTAATACATATCAATTTGGAGCAAATTTATATGTTATTTTTCCAATTAATGGATTTTCATATACATGGTGTCCAACGAAAGATATTACCGTAGACTATAACTTAGGCACAACGGCCTGGTATACCTGTAAACTTTATTCGTTAGCCAGATTAAAAGATAGAATTTGTAATGGTAATTCTTCTTTTTCAATGTATTATGATTTAAAAACATTAACTCCCGAAAAATTTGTTAAAAAATATAAATTTCGAAATGATAATCTTGAAAAAGCAATGAGTAAAGGGTATGAAATTTATATACATGGGAAATATATAGCTGTTAATCAAGAATATTTTAAAGAAAATTTAGACCACTTCCCTGATATACGTTATAAGATTGGTAGTTAGAACAAAAATTAAAACGATTTCTAAAAATCTAAGATTTGCATAAATAACATTATAAGATATTTGTAGTACAGGAGATACAATATGGCCGGAGCAACAGGCTCTTTATTAAATATGACCGTTCCACTTGATTCTGGTCTCTCGGGTCAGGGATTATTAATGCCAAAATTGAAGTACCGTTTTCGAATATTATTTGTCGGATTTGGCGCGGGCAGTACAACAACAGAATTGACTAAACAGGTAATGACAATTACTCGTCCTTCTGCTGATTTTGAAGATCAAGTGATAGATGTATATAATTCTAAAATTCACTATGCAGGCAAAGTTAAATGGGATCCACTATCTATTGAATTGCGTGATGATGTTAATGGATCAGTTAGTGCATTGGTTGGCCAGCAAATGCAACGGCAATTTGATTTTTTAAATCAAGCATCCGCTTCTGCATCCGGGGCATATAAATTTGAATTAATTCAGCAGGTTTTGGATGGTGGAAATGGAACAGTCGATCCCGTTGTCTTAGAAGAGTGGGATATTGTTGGTGCATATATTCAGAAAGTATCTTATGGTGATAATGATTATAAAAGTTCTGAACCATTAACTATTAAACTTGATGTCGTATTCGATAATGCTCTCCAGAGTGGAAATTCTGCCGGTGGTATTGGCACGGTTGGTACACGGACATCGAGTTCAATACTTATCTAATATTAAATTAAATTTTCAAAAACGACTTCGATTAATCGAAGTCGTTTTTGTTTGGTCATAAATACATGCATGAGCGTTTTACAACAATTATTGTCGACTACTTCAATATCAGCTAATCCTGATATAACATTGCGTGACTATAGACATGCATCCAAAATTTTTAGCCCAAACAATAATAGTTTTGCACCAAAAACTAAAAATTGGTTTCATGTATATTTTCAATTAAATTCGGGCGCTCTAACAACTATTAATCAATCATTATCTACTGCAATAACCAGTAATAGAATAAATTGGCAGCCTAATAATTTACCGATACTTGGCGTATTGGCAAAAACTGTTGTTTTACCACAGCTTAAATTTGAAATTGTTAAAAAGAATCAATATAATAAATGGAGTATTAATACAACCAAAACAAATTATGAATCAGTTCAAATAACATTGTGGGATGATACAATTAATACGATTGATCATTTTTTATATGCTTATTATCAATATATGAATGCTGATTCTAGTTATGTTAATTGGGATCAGACGCAAACACAGGGTATAAATATACCTACTCAGTGGGCTCAATCCAATGGCAATGTTAGCTCAATTTATAGTTCAACTTTTGATAATTATGGATTAGACACTGTTCAAACATCCGATACGGGAACTCAGATTACACCTGTCGCGGGTTCAAATTTTAATCGACCAAATTTATTTTTTGATAGTATAAGAATTTATCAATTTAATAGATCTGTTGATGTATCTATTGGTCCAGAATATAATGAATTTGTATTAGTAAATCCAGTAATAACAAGTTACGAGCATGATCAGTTAGATTCGGCGGATTCGGATTTTATGACAAATAAAATGACGATTGATTATGAAACTGTTTTGTATAATTCCGGTCAATTAGAAAATGATGAATTGGCTAGTTGGGATCGAGTAACATCTTCTTTATTTGATAACACTGTTAGTCCATTAGGCGAAACGAGTTCAGTATCTACAACTTCGACGGACACAACCAATGTTATTGAAAATGCTACAGATGAAACAACGAACATTATAAATAGTGGCGGGGTAAATTCTGTAACTACGGTATTATATTCGGTTTCGGGATCGTCTTCCTCAATTGATTCTGCCGCTCAAATTTCATCCGGTAGTTCAATTATAGGAGTCCCAACAATTTTACAAGATTTTGGCACGAGTGGAAATCCACCAACAGTAGGATAATTTATGGCAACTATAAAAACAAAAACATCCAGTATAAATCGAAATAATTTTGATTACATTCGTGCATTTGCGGAAACACAAAGCAGCAATTCAATTGTTGTTGATGAATTAGTTCAAGCATATACATTAATATCACAAAATATGAATTTGGACCCAATTACATTAATTCAGCAAATTGAAAATGGAACAATTTCTGATTTAACATTGGCTGCTCAAATGAATTCAGTAAGAGCCCAAAATGCATTAATAGGGGTTATCCCAACCCAAGCGACTCCATTGTTTATTTCACGGGAGATTTCGGCCTGATGTCTAAATTTGCAAAAGGACTCTACAATATAAAAAATAAAGAAAAATATATCGGGCAACACGCTCCTATTTTTAGATCTTCATGGGAAAGTTCTTTTATGGCTTTTTTGGATAATCATCCAAGCGTATTACAATGGGCTTCCGAACCTTTTGCCATTCCCTACAAAGACCCCTTAACTGGAAAAAATAAAAGATATTTTCCGGATTTTTTAATGATATATCTAGACTCTTCCGGAATTAAACATGGGGAAATTATTGAAATTAAGCCCAGTAGTCAAACAGGTCAAACCAAAACAAAAAGTAAGATAAATCAGGCCCAAATTATTCGTAATCAAAGTAAGTGGGCATACGCTCTACAATACTGCGAAAAGAATGGTCTAAAATTTCGGCTGATTACAGAACTCGAACTTTTTAGAAATGTAGGTAAAAAATAATGGCCCAAAATTTTTTTTATGACGCTCAGTTAAGAAAATGGATACTGCAAATTATGCGTATCTTCAGTGAATTCACGGTTCAATATAATTTGGATTCTGCCGGAAATCAATTATATACTCGAGTCCCTGTTATATGGGGTGATGGTTCTTTTCAGGCAGCAACTATTCAACGGTTAAATTCAGAAAATACAATGCCATCTATTCCAATGATTAGTGTTTACATTAATAATCTTAAATATGATCGTGATAGAACACAGAGTCCAACATATGAAAGTTCAAAAAGTATTCGGACTCGACAATATGATGAAACCGAAAATGCTTATTTACCAACACAAGCAAATGCCTACACAATTAAAAGATTAATGCCTGCTCCTTATAAATTAGAAGTTAAAGTTGACATTGTTACAAGTAATACTCAGCAAAAAATGCAATTAATGGAACAAATTTTGCCATTATTTAATCCGGCATTAGAAATTCAACAAACAGATAATTTTTTAGCCTGGGAAAGTTTATCTTATCTTGAATTAACAGATACGGTTTGGTCAAGTCGATCTATTCCAGTTGGGCAAAGTAATGATACAAGTTATGATATTTCAACTTTACAATTTGAATCTCCAATTTGGCTAACTCTCCCGACAAATGTTAGTAAGATGGGAGTTATATTTAAAGTTATAACAGATATTAATGGGATTGGTGATTTAAACGATCTTATCTATGGGACGCGTCAGGTTGTTACATATAATAATTATGGATTATATGTTAAAAACAATACAATTCGTATTTTGAATCAAGGGGTAACAAATACAAATAATTCGAATATATATGGTCAACCATTGGATTGGAATGCTATATTATCTGTTTATGGAAATTTGCGTCCAGGTGTTTCAGAAATTCGATTAACATATGACGATTCCGCAAATGAAATAATTGGAACAATAACTGTTGATCCAACTGATTCTACAACCGTATTATATAATATTGATTCGGAAACTTTACCAATTAATACACTTTCTCCAATTACTGGGATTGTTGATCCATTGAAGCAAGCACCTGGTATTAACGGACTTCCCACTGAAGCCATTGGGCAAAGTTATCTTCTGATTGGGTCATCCAATATTAATTCCAGTAATGTTTGGCCATTAGCTTCTAACGTTGCAAATGTTAATGATATTATTACATATAACTCTAATACATGGATTACAACATTTTCGGCAGTAAATAATATTGGTAATATTCAATTTGTTGAAAATAATTCATCTAATGCACAAATACAATGGAACGGTAATGCATGGGTTGCTGGTTATGAAGGCCCATATAATGCAGCATCTTGGAGATTAATAATCTAATGAAAATATCAGAGCTATTATTTGAATATAACGAGAAAAGATTAATCAATGACTTTGGAAACAAATTACAAATTAAATCCAAGTCAGATTCATCTG